GTTCGTGATGTTAAACAGAGCCTTGAATACCTTGAGTCATTCGATGCTGTAGTCATTAATTTTGACAACGATAAGCATGGCAAGGAAGCGGCGCAAGCAATTGCAAAGCTACTGACCCCTAAGAAAGCTAAGATCATGACGTTGCCTGTAGACTACAAAGATGCTAACGATATGTTACGCCAAGGTAGACACGCCGCATATGTCAGTGCTTTCTGGGATGCTAAAGTCTATACGCCTTCTGGTGTATTGAATCTATCTGATCAGCTAGGAGCCTATCAAAAGCTTAGGTCTGAAAGGAAGACAGCCATACCCTATCCTTGGGCGGGGCTTAACAAAAAGCTAGAAGGTCTTAGAGCAGGTGAGTTAGTAACTCTTACTGGTGGCACAGGCTTAGGTAAGTCTTCTGTAACCAGAGAGATCGAACACTGGTTGATTGAGAACACAGAAGATAACGTAGGTGTCATAGCCCTTGAAGAGAACTGGTCACGTACTGCCGAAGGTATCATGGCAATAGAAGCTAACGCTAAGCTCCACCTTGATAGTGTTAAGGCTGAGTTTACTGACAAAGAGTTAGATGATTGCTACAAGAAAGTATTCATGGGTGACAACGAAGGCCGTGTCTGGATTCATGCACACCACGGAGTCAATAATCTTGACGACATCTTCAGCAAGCTACGCTACATGATCATAGGTTTAGATTGTAAATGGATTGTAGTTGATCACTTGCACATGCTTGTACTATCTACTCTAGAGAATGACGAGCGTAAAGCTATTGACGGCATCATGCATCGGCTAAGGACTATGGTAGAAGAGACAGGCTGTGGTATGATACTAGTGTCACACTTGCGTAGAGTAGATGGCAACAGGGGCCACGAGAACGGCATCGAGACAGGGCTTAATCATCTCAGAGGGAGTCAAAGTATTGCTCAGTTATCAGACTGCGTGATCTCATTGGAGCGTAACCAACAGTCAGAAGACAACATAGAAGCCTCGACCACTAAAGTCAGGGTGTTAAAGTCTAGGTACACTGGAGATGTTGGAGTTGCCTCACACCTACTGTATGATAACAAGACAGGTAGGCTCAAAGAGTTAGAGGACTATAATACGGATCAGTTTGACGGAGATATAATATGAGTAACTTAGTATTTGATATAGAAACAGATGGCTTAGACCCCACGAAAATTCATTGTATCGTGGCTCAAGACGTAGATACTATGGACGTATTTACGTTCGACAACACTCAACTGGATGAAGGTTACGACATGTTATCTTCAGCAACTAAACTAATCGGTCACAACCTCATAGGCTATGACATCCCAGTAATAAAAAAGTTAGCAGGTATTGATCTGTTCAACAAGAAGATCGTTGATACCTTGGTACTATCAAGGCTCTTTAAACCAACCCGCGAAGGGAACCACGGCCTTGAAGGATGGGGCTACAGATTGGGTTTTAAGAAAGGAGACTTCGGAAAACAAGAAGATGCTTGGAGTTCTTACAAGCCTGAGATGCTAGAGTACTGCAAGAATGATGTGTTGCTCAACACTAAAGTCTATGAAGCACTCAAGCTTGAGAGCCGTGGGTTTACACCGCAGTCAGTTCAGATAGAACACGGCGTAGCTAAGATCATAGATCAACAACGTAACAACGGTTTCTTATTAGATGTGCAGAAAGTTATGGGCTTGATGGCTATGTTTGAAACTAAGCTACATGACTTAGAGCAAGAGGTTCAGGAAGAGTTCCGACCTGTAGTCACTACTCAAATACTAACACCTAAGTACACAGCGACAGGTGCAGTAGCTAAGACAGCAACAGATCAACACGGCAAAGGCACGAGGCTAACAGACGATGAGTATGAACGTATACTTTGTGACATGGACTCTAAGCCCATCGCACGTAAAACTGAAACACCCTTTAACTTAGGCTCACGTAAACAGATCGGCGAGTACCTAATTCGTTTTGGTTGGAAGCCTCAAAAGCACACACCTACAGGACAACCTATTGTAGATGAGTCAACTTTAAATAGAGTTAAGGGTATTCCACAGGCCGCCATGATTGCTAAGTATCTTATGTTACAGAAACGCTTGGCACAAACTAAGAGTTGGATCAAGGAACTTGACGAAGAGACAGGCAGAGTACACGGCTATGTTAATCCTAACGGTGCAGTAACTTCACGAATGACACACTCACATCCTAACATGGCACAGATTCCAAGCAGTACCTCGCCCTATGGTGAAGATTGTCGTGCTTGTTGGACAGTACCTGAAAACTATAGACTTGTGGGGATTGACGCAAGTGGGTTGGAACTTAGGATGCTGGCACATGAATTAAATGACGAGGGCTATACTAATGAAATCCTTAACGGAGACATACACACCACTAATCAACGCCTTGCTAGAATTGAATCAAGAAGTCAGGCAAAAACTTTCATCTATGCGTTACTTTACGGAGCAGGAGATGCTAAGCTTGGGTCAGTGGTTGGAGGAAGTAGAACGGTTGGGAAAGGACTTAGACAACGCTTCTTTGATAATCTCCCTGCATTTAAAAAGCTTACAGACAGAGTACAAAGAGAAGCTAAAAGCGGATTCATTAAAGCACTAGACGGACGGAGGCTTACTGTTCGATCAGAACATGCCGCCTTGAACACCTTGCTACAGGGTGCAGGAGCAATCGTAATGAAGAAAGCTTTAATTATATTGGACGATAAGATAACTAAACACGGTTGGGATGCTAAGTTCGTAGCTAATGTACATGACGAATGGCAGATAGAGTGCCACGTTGATGATGCAGTAGCGGTTGGCGAAGCAGGTGTACACGCTATTAGAGAAGCAGGGTGTATGTTTAAACTTAACTGTCCACTGGACGGAGACTATAAAGTCGGGGAGAACTGGAGTGAAACACATTAAAAAGTACGCAGTATATGGCGATGTATATGCTTCTGAAGGTATGTATATACCAGAGTGGTTTTATAGAGGAAATTTTTATAGATGCGAAATTTTCATAGCAAACCACGGAGACTATCACTATGACTACGAAGAAGTAGTAGGAGCTTGGTCTATTGGGTGGTCTGAGGAATATCTTGAAGGAAGATATGATAGCATCCCAGACGAAGACGAGTTTAGAGATCAAAAAATAGATGAACTTATAGACGAAGAACTAACAGACATAAAAAAACAACAAGATAAGTTTAATGCTAAGTATCGTCCTGACCTACAAGGAGAACTAAAGTGAAACACATTAAAAACTGTAACCACTGTGAGTTACTATTAACAGAAGATAACTGGTGCGTAGGCAATGTAAAGAAAAACAACTACATATGTAGGAAGTGTGACTCAATAAAAGGAAAAATAAACAGGCTAAAAAGATTAGCTAAGACTATTGGTCAGCTTGCGTACCGTAAGTATAACGATATTAAAGACGGTCACGTTTATATTATTTCTAACCCTGCATGGGAAGGTTGGTACAAAGTTGGCATGGCTCTTGATGCAAATGACAGGTGTTCGGGCTATCAAACTTCTTCTCCCTTTAGAGATTACATGATAAGATACTCTAAATATTTTAGTAAACGAAGAGAAGCCGAAAGACTTGTACATAAAACACTAAAAGAAAACAACATTGAATATAAAGGGGAGTGGTTTAAAACAGACCTGCTCACTATACAAACTATAATCAAAGACATAGAAGGCGTGTAAGATGCAACTTAATACTTTAGTACCTGACATCTATAATCACTTAGAAAAACTATCAGACGGCACACCTCTGCCGCTTACAGAAGAAGATATAGATAACACACTAGTAGGGATGCGAGAAGCCCTGATGTCTTGGGCCACACCCAGAGAACGTGACAGTAACTTCACGGTTCGTATGTCTAACGTAGGTAAACCTGCTCGTCAGTTGTGGTACGAGAAGCGTGATCCGCAGGGTCGTGGCGGTATTGATGGGGCTACGCAGATCAAGTTCCTGTACGGCCACTTGCTTGAAGAGATTGTGTTGATGCTTGTACGCATGGCAGGACACAAAGTAACAGACGAGCAGAAAGAAGTTGTAGTTGATGGTATCGTAGGACACATGGACTGCAAGATTAACGGCGAAGTAGTGGACGTTAAGACAGCTTCACGCTTTGCGTTCAACAAGTTCAGGGACGGGCGCTTATCTCAAGACGATCCCTTCGGATACTTGGGTCAGCTTGCAGGGTACGAGGCCGCAGAGGGTACAGATAACGGCGGCTTCTTGGTGTTAAACAAAGAGAGCGGTGAGCTATGCATGTATGTGCCTGATGATCTTGATAAGCCTAA